TAAACATTACTAATGATATTCTTAATAACACTGAAACAATTACAATAACATAGTTAAAGTAAAAACAATAACAAACAAGTGATAATATAAATATACCTGCTCGGTGAGAGCAATAACCAATGTCTAATTTAAAACCAAAACCGATGACATTTTATTACCAGACTAGTTCGTGGAGTAGTCAACCACAAATAAATGATGAAACCAAAGCTATTTGGCAACATATTGTTCAAAAGAAAAACTGGAGAATAGTACAACTACCAAATGGATTTTATCAAACCGAATACAAAGATCCAAACTGCGCATGCGATCCTGAAAAAGATACGTGTTGTGAAAAATGGGTAGATGTAACGAGACGCGAAACAATGGAAGGCGCTGAATCAGCTATTGATGCTTCTATTAACCATTATGAGAAAAAACTTTCTTATATTCGTGGACCACAAGTCGTTAAAACTTTTAAATAAAATAATTAAATTAAATTAAATTAAATCATGGCAGACGCTATAGTAAAAAACCTTAGTTTTGGAAACGAAGCTAAAGTTAAAATATTTAAAGGAATAGAACAACTCACAAATGCTGTTAGCTCCACTTTAGGAGCTAGTGGCAAATGTGTAATAATGGAAGACCAATCAGGTAATCCAATTATAACAAAAGATGGTGTAACTGTTGCTAATTCAATTATACTTCAAGATCCTATTGAAAACATGGGTGCAACTCTTTTGAAAGGTGCTGCAAGAAAAACAGTTAATGAAGCAGGTGATGGCACAACAACCGCTACGGTACTAGCTCATGCTATTTTAAACGAAGCAATAAAAAAAGATATAAACGACAGAGACTTAAAAGACGGTATTCAAAGTGCTGTTAAAAAAGTAGTTAAATATCTTGAAAAAATAAGCATACCAGTAAAAGGCACTATGATAGATGATATAGCAACTATCTCAACTAACAATGATAGTGAATTAGGTAAACTAATTGGAGATGCTTTTAGAGAAGTAGGTGAAACAGGTATTGTTACACTTGGTGTATCAGAAAATGGTATTACAGAAACAGAAATTGTAGACGGCATAGAATACCATAAAGGGTATTGCCATCAAAACTTTATTACTGACCAAGAAAAAGGTGTTGCTGAATTAGAGAAACCTTTAGTTTTAATTATAGAGTCTAAAATAGAATCTATAAGACAGATACAACCAGTTTTAGAGTATGTCATTAAAAACAACAAACCGTTACTAATAATAGGCGAAGTTGAACCAACAGTTTTATCTGCTTTGGTTATGAACAAACTAAAAGGAAACATAAAAATAAACGTTGTTGATGCTCCAGCTTTTGGGTTACGTAAAAAAGAAATATTAAATGACCTAGCGTTATTAACTAATTCCACTATTATAAACGAAGATTTAGGTGATGATTTAAACGCAATACAGATAGATTATTTAGGTGAATGCGTAAAGTCAATTTCTCAAGAAAATCAAACAGTAATTCAAGTAGAAGAAATACCTGATGAAGCTAAAGATTTTATAGAAAACATTAAAAAAGATTTAAAGAAAAAACATCCAGCTCATGTCGTAATTAATCTAGAACGTAGATTAGCTAGACTAAGTGCTAAAGTAGCCATAGTTAAAGTAGGTGCTTTTTCTGATGTTGAATTAAAAGAAAAAACAGATAGAGTAGAAGACGCTATATGCGCTACTAAAGCCGCTATTAAAGAAGGTATAGTTCCCGGTGGAGGAATTGCTTTGTTAAATGCTTCACAAAATGTTGTATCTAAATCAGCAGGAGAGACAGTATTACTAGAAGCAATTAGAGCACCATTTAAGACCATATTAGCAAATGCTAATATAACATTAAGTGATGATCAAAACTTTAAGAAAGGAGCAGGTTTAAACGTGGTTACAGGAAAAATGGTAAATATGGTAAGGTCAGGAATTATTGATCCTTTGCTGGTAACAAAAAGTGCCTTAATTAATGCGGCTTCCGTAGCTACTACGATTCTTTCTACAGATTGTGTAATCAATAATATGAGAATAGATGAAAGCAATAGGTAGAAATTTAATAATAGAAAAGCTAGAGGAGCAAATACAGAAAACTAAAGGTGGATTACTTTTAGCTGAAATACACAGAGATGACATTAGGTACTTAAAAGCTAAGATTATAAGTGCAGGAGAAGATGCTTTGGGTGTCAACAAAGGCGATACAGTGTTTTATGATAAACACGCTGGCCACAAAATACAAGACAATCAAAAAATATATCACGTTATAAAGTCAACAGACGTGGTCGTTGTTTTATGAAAAAGCTAGAGGCAGAAGATTTAAAAACTCTTAACCTGCTTAAACATTATCGTATAATACGTAAATGGGCTTGTAAGAACAACGATCTAAACGAAGCTGATTTAGAACTACTGATATATTTAGATTGTATAGACATGTTTAAAAAGAAAGACTTTGAAGACGGTGTCTATTCTTATAGTTGGGATAATAGAAGATGGAGTAGATTAATAAAAGGTGAGTGGATAACAGTTTGGAGACAAAGAAATAGAACCACTCAAAAATACAATATCTATAAAGTTTCTTTTAAAGGTAAACAACTTATTAAAAGAATATATCGAATCATGACAGGTGAAGATGATATACCAACAAGTAAAAGAAGAAATAAAATAATAAAAGGAAAAACATATATGGATAAAGTTTTAACTAAGTCTATATATCAAGTTAATAAAGATAAAAACAGATAATATGGCATCAGGAGTAGCGTCAGCAGCAGGATCCGTGGGTAATAACATGAGTGGAGGAGCGACAGGGGGCTTAGCCTCATTCTCTGGCAAAAATTTATTTTCCAACCTAGGAGCGTTGGCCAATGTGCTTGGGCAAAGTAGAAGTAGTAGTGCAATGACTCAAGCCCAACAAGCCGCGCAACAAACGCAGGCCGCTGTACCGGTTGTGCCAGAATTATCACCTGAAGAACAAGCAACACAGAAGATGAATGCAGAAGGTGGGACTGCTGGTAATGTTTCAGTTTTTGGTAATATAAAAAATGGGGTAAATTCTAACTTTAATGCTCAAGTTGCAAGCGATCAAAAAGAGTTTGAAAGCCAACAACCAGCTGAATTAGCTAATCCTTTAGGAACACCATTAGAACCAATGGGCGCTGTAGGAGGTGTGGCTTCTGCTATTACAGGCGGGGTTTTACCGCAAAATGGATCACCTTTTACTGGTCAAGCTCAAATGAACGCAGGTAAAATGTTTGGACAAACCTATGGTGGTATGTTTGCTGGAGCCTCAAAAAAATAAAACAATAGAATCAAAGCAATTAAAACCTAAAAAAGGAACAAAATAAAAAACTAAATTATGCACAGCAACAAGTACGACCCAGCAATGGAAAAATTAAAGCCAGGTAGCAAGGTAGGTGTAGTAGGAGAATCTCACGTATGGGATGGACCACTAGATCAAACTGGAAGACCTCATGGCAAAGGAGCTAGTAATGGAATAACTGGAATGCAAGTATTAAAAGCAGAAGTACCTTACAAGGGGTTAAATGCTGTTTTATGTGCACAACGTAATTCATAAACTTTAAAAACTAAAAACATGAGTACATATAATTCATCGGTAAGTGTTATCCTCAGCGACACTATTAATATACCTCAACCTGGGGTTATAGCTAGTGGCACAAACACAGGGGCTACGAATCAGTTAATTGATGCTGGTACTGATTTTTTACCAGCAGTAACTAACGCACTAGGATATGTTATATCTGGAGGAGATGTGGTATACACTAATGGTGAAATATTTACCGTGGTAAGTGTGGACGATGCAAACACAATAACATTAAGCGGTAATCCTGCTCAAGCTGCTACATATCAAATATATAAAAGTAACGCTGCTAATATTAGCGAGGGTTATTCTTTGTATTTTGGAACAACAGGAAATGCTGTTGTTGAAGATGTTTCTGGTAATCAAGTTACTTTAAGTAATATACCTGCTGGGAAAATAATAGATCTATTAGTAGTTAAAGTGTTATCAAGTGGATCAACTGCTTTAACGGATATAATAGCTTTACAAAATATATAATTATGAACATGTTAATGAATAGATTAGGTGCTGCTAAAGCTGGTAAAGGCTGCGCAGACACAGACGAAGGATGCGTAAGGTCTGCTAGCGATGGAACTTACTATATTTTAAATAACAAAAAAGGTGGAACTTGGAGAAGTGGTTTTGCATCTTCAGAAGACGCAAAGAAACAAATAGCAGCAATACACGTAAATTAATAATCATGGCATACAATCACAAAGGACATTACGGAGAATATAGCGGAAACGCAAAGCACTCAAAACGCCACATGGTTAATTCATGGGAAGAAGAAGATGTATCAAGAGGCAGAAAAGAAATGGCTGAAGGCCACAAAGGACATGCTGAAGCTTTATTTGATGATGCTCATGGTAGTTACAATTACGATGGTCATAATTCTACTGGCGCTGAACATCATTGAGCCGCTAAGACAGTACGGTAAAATAAAATCCTTACCGAAGAATAAATAAACAGAGTAAACTGATAAATCAAAAAAAAACAACCAAACCAGGCTTAACAGCCACAAAACAAAAACAAATGTCAAAATTTTTAAAATTCAACATTGTTGACTCAGCAGCACTTGCAACACAAGGAACTGAATTAGTCAACGTAGATCAAATCCAAAGCGTATCATACGTTGTAGGAACAGGAGTGTTATCACTTGTATTAAAAGGTGCTGTAAGTAGCCAAGCAGGATACGCTATCGCTAATGATGGTTCTGCAACTGTACCAGTTACAACTCTAAGCCAAAGAGTAATAAACATTACTGTAACAACAACTAAAGATGGTACTGCTGGTATTCCAACAATTACAAACGGATCTAAGTCACCACAAAAAGCTGTATATGCTGCATTAACTGCTAATCCAGGAGGTGTACAATCAACAGTTCAATTAGGACTTGATGAAGCAGCAACCCCGGTTCAAATGTATTTTTCTGACTTTGCAATTGCGAGTGAAGTAATAGCATAAATGGAATCTAGAGGATTAGGCGATAGTATAGCTAAGTTCACTACAAAAACAGGTATTAAGACCATCGTAGATAAAGTGTCTGATGGTCTTAATATACCTTGTGGTTGTGAGAAACGACAAGAATGGTTTAACAAAAAATTTCCATACGATGGCATTTAAAGTATTACCTCCTTTCGATTTAAACAAGATGAATACATCTGTGTTTGAAAGAGATATGGGCAACGATCCGGTTTACGCCAGAACACCCAAGAACGGAGTTATAGTAATAAATGAAAATTTAACCGACCCAGTAGAAAAGCAGAAAACATTAGCTCATGAACAAGTTCACGTTGATCAATATAAAAGTGAAGCAAAAAATCCAGGTACTGGATTAGATTATGAGGTGAACTCTGAAGGAGCTGGTAAAGTTATGTGGAAAGGAAAAGAATACGACTATTCAGTTATGCAAGCCGGTAAAGGTCCTTGGGAAAAAGACGCATACAAAGCAGAAAAAAATATCTAAAACAAGTATTAAATTAAACAACAATGGCAAAAATGAAAACAAATCAAGATGGCGGTAGCGTAACAGCTAAAGATTCATCAGCTGCAGGCAAGCAGTTAGAAAAAAACCAAGCAAAAGAAGGTGCTGCAAGAATGGGATACAATCAATCTTTTGGAGCCGCTAGAATGGGTGGTTACGCAAAAGGAGCTGCTAAAGTAGCTAACATAATGAGTTTTGGTGCGGCTAAGTATGGTCACATGGGGGCAGCTAACGCAGGCCACGGTGGATCAGCAGGACATAAGCATGATCCAGTAGATGGTGATAAAGTACCTGCTTACACAACTGTTAATACCAATACTACACACTCAGGGGGTGGATCAAGTACTTCTAATAACAACAACTCTAATTCCTCTAGTGGAAGTTCTTCTAGTGGAAGAACAAGCTTTAGCTCTGACCCTGTAGAAAAAGCAAAGCAAAAGGAATGGATAAAAAATAATCCAGTAAAGTACAAACAAATGTTGGCGGAAAAAAAGGCGAAAAACAATTCCACTTCAACAAGCACAAATAATAATTCCACAAATTCAGAGGTTAAAAAAGAAACTATAGTTATTGGCGATAAAACCAAAAATGACGTTAATTTATCCGGAAATGAAGCGGTAACCAATGCTCGCTCAAAAAGAGAAGCAAAAAAACTAGCTGCAATAATAGCAGTTAAAAATGATTCCACAAAATTCTCCAATGAGAAAAGAAAATTAGTTACAAGAGATGGTAAGAAACCTCTTACTCCAGTCGTGGGTAATAAAATAACTAGGATTGCTAATGCCCAAGCAAGAAGAAGACTTAGCGGAAAAGTAAGTAATGCTGAAGCAGAGGAAATGTTTCCAAGACCTGCTCATCATCGGACAGGGCCAGAAGCGGGGACTGAAGGTGGTGTTTTCACGTGGGAGGATTATCAATAGATGAAAAAATTAATTCAATGGCTTACGGGTGGCGTTATCAAAGAGGTTGGTAACGTCATCGATAAGCTTACTACCACGGAAGAAGAAAAACTGCTGATTAAAAAGCAAATCCAAGAAATAATGGAGAAAGCTAATAATGATGCGGAGGCCCAAATAACAAGGCGGTGGGAAAGCGATATGAAATCAGATTCATGGCTTTCTAAAAACACTAGACCTATGGCTTTAATATTCTTATCTTTTATGGCTATAGCTTTTATATGGGTTGATAGTCATCACGAGATATCTTTTACTGTGGAGCAAGAATGGATTGGATTATTAAAGCAATTGCTTACAACTGTTTATATAGCTTATTTTGGATCACGAGGTGTGGAAAAATTCAAATCTATAAGTAATAATAAATAGTAAGAGTAATAATCAAATTAAATAAAATCAAATGAAAAAAACAATATTAATATTTTTGTTGTTTTTTAGTGGTTTTTTATCCGCGCAAACGGAAACATCACTATTAGAAGGCGAATGGAAACCAAATCCAAATGAAACATCTTATAATTGTATTATAACGGTTGATGATAACTATAAAATTAATAAAGTTAAAACCATCCATAGTATTAGTTATGAGAAAAATAAGGTTTTTATGGAGGATATAAAATTCCAAGACAAATACAAAGTTGTAACAACTCATACAAATAAAGAAAATGGGCATACAGTTGAATCAACATATGTTTTAATTGACCCGAATACTTTATCTAGACAGTTTAAAGGTGATTCAAATATGTATATATTATACACTAGAGTAAACAAACAATTAAATTAAATTAAAATGGCAAAAGTAAAAGAAGTAAAAGAAGTTAAAAAAGTAAGTGCAGAAGAGTTAAAGGTAATTCAAGACCAGCAAAAAAACTATCAACAAATAGTGGAGCAGTTAGGTTTGGCCGATGTTAGAAAACACGCTTTGTTAGCACAGTTAGATTCGTTAGTTCCAAAGATTGAAGAAACCAAAAAAGCTCTTGAAGGTAAATATGGAAACATAAACATCAATGTGTCAGATGGTGCTTTCAGTGAAATAAAATCTGAGGAATAATGGACAGTGTAATAAGAAAGATAAGTATAGGTTCGGACTATAAAAACGACGCTATGCACTATTCAGTTGGGCAGGTTGTCTATGGTGGTCATGAAATCGCTTATATAACATATGACCTAGAAAGTAATTCTTATAACATACATATTAAAAAAAACAATGAGGTATTGCCATGGAAGAGATTTAACTCCAACATGGCTATATCTATTGAGTATGATTTAGAATATTAATGAAAAGTGTTTATGACTTTATAATTGAACCGTTAGGTGAAACTTATAATAATAAAAAAAATGTAGCTGGTAAAGAGCTAGTGTTAAATACTAAAATAGAGAACTACAAGTTTATAAACAATGTAGCAAAAGTATTAGAAACACCCTTAGCTTATGATACACCTATAAATAAAGGTGATTTAATATTAATACACCATAACGTTTTTAGAACTTTTTATGACGTAAAAGGTATAAAGAAAAAATCTAGATCTTACTTTAAAGATGATAGTTATTTTTGCGCTTTAGATCAAATATATCTTTACAACCCTGGTGACAAGTGGAGATCAGTAAACGATAGGTGCTTTATAAAACCCTTAGAATCTAAAGACTCACTAAGAACAGATAAAGAGCAAAAGCTTGTTGGTATATTGAAAATAGGTAATAGCTCCTTAGAAGAGCTAGGAATAAACGAGGGAGACTGCGTTGGGTATACTCCTTACGGAGAATATGATTTCGTGGTAAATGAAGAGCGTTTATATTGTATGAAATCAAATGATATTGTAATTAAATATGGAAGTAAAGAAAACCAAACAGAATATAATCCAAGCTGGGCAAATAGCGGTTGAAGAGTTAATCAAAGTCGCTAAAGAGCCCATTATAGATTTTGGCCCTGACATATCTGCAGATAGATTAAAAAATGCTGCAGCTACAAAAAAGCTAGCTATATTCGATGCGTTCGAGATATTGCAAAGAATTCAAGAAGAGGAAAATATTATAAACGAAATACCTAAAGAGGCTAAAGAGGAAAAGTCTTTTAAAGGTTTTGCTGAAGGAAGATCTAAGAAATAATGTATCAACAAGATCTATATAGAGTATTAAAAAACCACGTTAAACCTAAGATTCTTAAACGAATGAATAGGTATAATAAATGGGAGTATGGATATAACGAAGACCACGATATGGTGGTTATATCTAGGACAGGCAAGATAGGTGAGGTATATGAAATTCAAAACCTAAAAATAGCATTACCAGAAAAACCTGAAATTGTTGAAAATTTAGGTAATAACAAGTGGGAAAGAAAACAATTACCAGTAGCCTTTAAAAAAATAAAAACAATATTTGATTGGGAAGATTATCCATCTGATTTTAAAGAACAATGGTATGATTACATCGATAAAGAATTTACTTACAGGGAAGAGGGTTTTTGGTTTATTAATAAAAACAATCCTACCTATATTACTGGCACTCACTATATGTACTTGCAGTGGTCCAAGATTGATGTTGGGAAACCAGATTTTAGAGAAGCAAACAGATTATTCTTTATCTTTTGGAAAGCTACAAAAGCAGATGACAGATGCTATGGAATGTGCTACCTTAAAAACCGTCGATCAGGGTTTTCATTTATGTCCTCAGCCGAAGCAGTCAATCTTGCTACAATGTCTACGGATTCAAGATACGGAATATTATCCAAATCTGGTTCTGATGCAAAAACAATGTTCACAGATAAAGTTGTACCAATATCCGTTAACTACCCGTTTTTCTTTAAACCAATCCAAGACGGTATGGACAGACCTAAAACTGAACTCGCTTACAGAGTACCTGCCTCAAAGTTTACTCGTAGAAAATTGGAAGCCAATGAAAAAACCCAAGAGATCACTGGTTTGGATACTACCATCGACTGGAAAAACACTGGTGACAATGCCTACGATGGAGAAAAATTAAAACTACTTGTACATGACGAAAGTGGAAAGTGGGAAAGACCTAACAACATACTTAACAATTGGCGTGTTACAAAAACAACACTTAGACTAGGATCAAGAATTATTGGTAAGTGCATGATGGGAAGTACTTCAAATGCTCTAGATAAAGGAGGAGATAATTATAAAAAATTATACTATGATTCAAACGTCAAAGAGAGAAACGCCAATGGACAGACTCGCTCAGGACTCTATTCTTTGTTCATACCTATGGAATGGAACTACGAAGGATACATTGATTCTTATGGCGTACCTGTATTCGACACACCAACTAAGCCTGCGGAAGATCCGCATGGTATCAAGATAAAACAAGGTGTTATAGGATATTGGCAGAATGAAGTCGATGGATTAAAAGGCGATCAAGACGCTTTAAATGAATTTTATAGACAATTCCCAAGAACCGAAGAACACGCTTTTAGAGACGAAGCTAAGTCATCTTTGTTTAATCTAACTAAGATATACGAACAAATAGATTATAACGGTGACGTAGGTAAAACAAAGCTAGTAACAAGAGGTAATTTTATATGGGAAGGTGGAGTAAAAGATACAAAAGTTCTATTCGCACCTAATACTAACGGAAAGTTCTACATAACATGGGTGCCTGATATACATCAGCAAAATCAAGTTATAATAAAAAGAGGTATAAAATACCCAGCGAATGATCACATGGGCGCTTTTGGATGTGATCCATATGACATATCTGGTACGGTAGATGGTAGAGGTTCTAATGGTTCTCTACATGGTTTAACTAAGTTTAGCATGGATAATCATCCAGCTAATCATTTCTTTTTAGAATATATAGCTAGGCCTCAAACAGCTGAAATGTTTTTTGAAGACGTACTTATGGCTTGTGTATTTTACGGTATGCCAATACTAGCTGAAAACAATAAACCTAGATTACTTTATCATTTTAAAAGAAGAGGTTATAGAGGTTACGCAATGAACAGACCAGATAAATTAAAACTATCTGTAACGGAAAGAGAGATAGGTGGAATACCTAACTCAAGTGAAGATATAAAACAAGCTCATGCAGCTGCTATTGAGTCTTATATAGAAGACTTTGTAGGTTTAAGGTCAACCGGAGACTATGGAGACGTGTATCTTCAAAGAACTTTAGATGATTGGTCTAAGTTTAATATAAACAACAGAACGAAGCATGATGCTTCTATTAGTTCTGGATTAGCTTTAATGGCTTGTAATAAAAACAAATACAGACCAATACCAATGAACGTAGTAAAAAACTATGATCTAGGTTTTAAAAGATATAATAATAAAGGAACAATATCAAAAATAATTGAATAAATGAAAATGTATACTAACTCAAATAGCGCCTTTCCAAGTCAGGTAGTACCGGATGCAGAAAAAGCTTCGTGGGAATACGGTTCGCAGGTAGCACAGGCTATTGAGACAGAATGGTTTAATCAAGGAAGAACTAATGGTAATAGATATCTTACTAGTTTTAATAATTTTCATCATTTAAGATTATATGCTAGAGGAGAGCAACCTGTTCAGAAATACAAAGACGAGTTGTCTATCAACGGTGACTTAAGCTACTTAAATCTAGATTGGAAGCCAGTGCCTATTTTATCTAAGTTTGTAGACATAGTTGTTAATGGCATATCTAGTAAAGAATATGATATTAAAGCTTACTCTCAAGACCCAGAGTCTGTGAAGAAAAGAACCATGTATGCAACCGCTGTTGCTGAAGATATGTTTGCTAGGGAACAAATGCAAGCAGCTCAACAGACTTTGGGTATAGATCTACAGAGAAGCTCATTACCTCCAGACGAAATACCTAGAACTCAAGAGGAATTAGAGCTACACCTACAGTTAAGTTATAAACAATCAATAGAGATTGCAGAGGAAGAAGCTATAACAACTACATTGGCTAAGAACAAGTGGGAGTTAACAAAACGTAGATTAAACGAAGATTTAGTAGTTTGTGGTATTTCTTGCGCTAAAACAAGTTTTAATACAGCGAATGGTATAACTTTAGATTATGTTGATCCAGCTTACTTAATTTATTCATACACTGAAGATCCTAATTTTCAAGATATATATTATGTAGGTGAAGTAAAATCAATAACTATACCTGAACTAAAAAAACAATTTCCAGATATTTCAGAAGAAGAATTGCAAAGAATTCAAGAAATGCCTGGTAACAAACAATATATAACTGGCTGGGGTAACTACGACAACAACACTGTTCAGGTTATGTATTTTGAATACAAAACTTATATGAACCAAGTTTTTAAGTTAAAGATAACTGAAAACGGTTTAGAAAAAATAATAGAAAAAACAGACGAATTTAATCCTCCACCTAATGATGGGTTTGAAAGAGTAGGTAGGTCAATAGAAGTTTTATACACTGGCGCTAAAGTGCTAGGAACAAACACTATGCTCAAATGGCAATTAGCAGAAAACATGACTAGACCATCAGCAGACACTACTAAAGTGGAAATGAACTATGCTATTGTTGCGCCTAGAATGTATAAAGGTAAAATAGAGTCTATTGTAAGTAGATGTACAGGTTTTGCAGACATGATACAGTTGACGCATTTAAAGATGCAACAGGTGTTATCTAGAATGGTTCCAGATGGAGTATTCTTAGATATGGACGGATTAGCTGAGGTTGATCTAGGTAATGGTACAAACTATAATCCAGCAGAAGCATTAAACATGTATTTCCAAACAGGTTCTATAGTTGGTAGATCACTTACACAGGATGGAGATCCTAACAGAGGTAGAATTCCAATACAAGAATTACAATCATCAGCTAGTGGTCAAAAATTAGCTGCTCTAATTCAAACGTATCAATACTACTTACAAATGATACGTGATGTAACAGGGCTTAATGAAGCTAGAGACGGCAGCTTGCCAGACAAAGACGCTTTAGTTGGTCTTGCGAAAATGGCTGCTAATCAATCAAACATAGCTACTAAACATATAAATCAAGGTAGTTTATATATTGCTTTAAGAATATGTGAAAATATTTCTTTAAAAATAGCAGATGTATTAAGATTTCCTTTAACAGCAAACGCTCTGATAGAAGGTATATCGGTATATAATGTAGAAACTCTTAGGGAGATATCAAATTTAAACTTGCATGATTTTGGTATATTCTTAGAATTAGAACCTGATGATGAAGAGAAAGCAGCGCTAGAGCAAAACATACAAATAGCTTTGCAGTCGGGTGGTATAGATTTAGAAGACGCTATAGACATACGTCAAATAAAAAATCTTAAACTAGCTAATCAACTATTAAAGCAAAGACGTAAGAAAAAAATAGAAAGAGAACAAAAACAACAGCAAGCTATGATAGCTGCTCAAGGAGAGGCTCAATCAAAAACAGTAGAGCAAACGGCATTAGTAGAAACACAAAAGCAACAAGCTTTAACTTCTCAAAAAGTTAGCATAGAACAAGCTAAGTCTCAATTTGAAATGCAAAGAATGCAAACAGAGATGCAAATAAAAGCTCAATTAATGCAGCAAGAATTTGGATATCAAATGCAGCTAGCACAAGTAAAGACTGGAGCAGAAGGTTCTAAAGAAAGTGAAATAGAAGATCGCAAAGACAAGAGGTTAAAGATGCAAGGTACTCAACAGAGTAAATTAATTCAACAACGTCAAAACGATTCTAACCCTGTAGATTTTGAAACCTCAGGAGGAAGTGAACTTGGATTCAACATAGAAGAGTTGATGCCTAAGATTTAATTAATTATATAATATTTTATCATGTCAGAAGAAACAAAAACAAATGAACCTGTTAAGCAGGAAGGTGAGTTTAAAATTAAAAAGAAAACTCCTAAAAAACTTGGACACTTAAGTGGAAACGATCCAGTTAAAGTAGACTTAACTAAACCAGAAGCTACTGGAGATATTACTCCAGAACTTATAAAGGTTAAAGTCCCTAGTGAATTAATCAAAAAAGAAGAAGACAACAATGCCATTCGTATCGGAGAAACAGGAGAAATTCCTGAAAATAAACAAACCGGAGATTTGGTTGAAGTGGACAAACAAATACAAGAGCCCAGCGCGGTTGTTGAAGAGGTCTCTCCAATCCAAGAAATAACCGATGAAGAAGTCAAAGAGGTTAAGCAAGAAATAAAAGAAGCCATTAGAGATAAAGAGGTTCTAGGAAAAGCTTTACCTGAAAATGTAGAAAAACTCGTTACTTTCATGGAAGAAACAGGTGGGTCATTACAAGACTACGTAGCATTAAACAAAGACTACTCTAAGCTAAATAGCTCAGAGGTGTTAAAAGAATATTATCTTAAATCTAAACCACACTTAGAACTAGACGAAATAGCTTTCCTTATGGAAGACAATTTTAAGTTTGACGAAGATGTAGATGAAGAACGTGAAATCCGTAAAAAGAAACTCGCGTTTAAAGAAGAAGTTGCAAAAGCAAAACAATACTTAGAAGGTTCTAAGAGTAAGTATTACGATGAGATCAAGTTGAGACCAGGCGTAACTCAAGAACAACAACAAGCATTAAGCTTTTACGACCAATACAAGGCGCAGCAAGAAAAAGCGCAACAACAACACGGTGATTTTAGAGATCGTACTAAAAAACTATTCAACCAAGATTTCAAAGGTTTTGATTTTAATGTTGGAGAAAAAAAATTTAGATATGGTGTTAAAAATCCAGATAAAGTTGCTGAAACCCAGGTGGATGTTCAAAATTTCGTCAGTAAATATTTAGATAAAGACGGGAATATGGTTGATCCAGCAGGGTATCATAAAGCTATGTACGCTGCGATGAACTCTGATAAAATAGCTCATCATTTTTATGAACAAGGAAGAGCTGATGGCATTAAGAATGTTATCACTAATTCCAAAAACCCTACATCAGACAAGCCTAGGCAAGCTGCCGGTGAAGTTTTTATAGGGGGAATGAAAGTAAAATCGATTAGCGGGTTAGATTCATCAAAACTTAAAATACGAACAAAAAAATTTAACTAATTAAAAATTAAAAATTATGAGTTTATCTCCACAGTTTGGGACAATTTTACCTTCTCAAACTCAACAAATTTTACAGCAAAACTATCTTCAATTTGATGGTGCTGCTGGCGGTAACTTTGCTCAGCAATACTTACCAGAGCTTTACGAAGCTGAAGTAGAAAGATATGGTAACAGAACGTTATCAGGTTTCTTAAGAATGGTTGGCGCTGAAATGCCAATGACATCTGATCAAGTAATTTGGTCGGAACAAAACAGATTACATATATCATATGATGGTTGTACTATAGCTGCAAACGGATTAGATATCGATGTAACAGCTGGTGGAACAATTGCGGTAACTAACGTTATCTCGCCTGCTTCAACAGTAGTTATTATGGATGACTTTGGTGGTGAAGTAAAAGCATTTGTTAATGCTTCTGACACTGCTACAGGTGTTGTATCAGTACAACCTTATGCATTTACAGATTTACAAGCAGTAGGAGCTACTGGAGCTGGGCTTGTTGGTACTGTAAAAATATTTGTTTATGGTTCTGATTATCAAAAAGGACAAAGTGCTGTTGGTGCTGCGGCTGGAGCTAATGCTATCGCTGCTGCTAACCCTATGGTTACTGTGAATCCTGCGTTTACTACTTTCAGTAACAATCCTATTATCGTAAGAAGTCAATATTCTATTAACGGTTCTGACACTGCTCAGATCGGTTGGGTAGAAGTTGCTACTGAAGACGGAACTGGAGGTTACTTATGGTATTTAAAAGCTGAGTCTGAAACAAGATTACGTTTTGAAGATTACTTAGAAATGTCAATGGTTGAAGGTGAACTTAAAACTGCCGCATCTCCTATCGCTGGAGCTGTTGGTGCAGGTATCATTGGTACTGAAGGTTTATTCGCTGCTATTCAAGCTCGTGGAAACGTAGAAGTAGGATTTACTGCTGCTGCTGGTATCGATTCTTTCGATGCTATTCTTAAGAACTTAGATACTCAGGGAGCTATTGAAGAAAACATGTTATTCTTGAACAGAAATACTGCTCTTGATTTTGATGATATGTTAGCTTCTATCTCTGGAGGATACGCTGGTGGAACTGCTTTTGGTTTATTTGAAAATTCAGAAGAAATGGCTTTAAATCTTGGATTCTCAGGATTTAGAAGAGGTTCTTATGATTTCTATAAAACAGACTGGAAATACTTAAACGACGCTTCTACGCGTGGTGCAATGACTGGACCTGCTTCTATTGAAGGAGTATTAGTTCCTGCAGGTACTTCTACTGTTTATGACCAAATTTTAGGTACAAACATTAGACGTCCTTTCTTACACGTAAGATATAGAGCTTCTCAAGCAGATGACAGAAGAATGAAATCATGGCTAACAGGTTCTGTTGGTGGTGCATTCACTTCTACATTAGATGCAATGGAAGTAAACTTCTTATCTGAAAGATGTTTAGTAACTCAAGCTGCTAATAACTTTGTATTATTCAAAGGAATCTAGAGTAAATTAATGTAATTCTTACCCTCGTTGAAACTACGGGGGTAATTATTACCCTTATTAAATTATTTAATTTTATTATATTATGTCAAAAAAAGAAACACAATTAAAATCAAATGGTTGGGAAATAAAAAATAGAACATATTTTTTAAGAGACTCAACTTCACCGTTAACTTTAACAATACCTAGTAAGCATACTAAAAAGCATCCTTTACTATGGTTTGATAAAGAAACAGGAATTCAAAAAGAATTAAGATACGCTACAAATCAAGCATCTGTATTCGTTGATGAGCAGAAAGGTGAGGCTACTATGGGTCATATAACATTTAGAGACGGGACGTTAACAGTTCCTAAAGAAGAACAAGCTTTACAGCATCTTTTGTCTCTGTATCACCCTTTATTAAACACAAAATATAAAGAACACAAACCACAAGATATAGCTGTTGATCAGTTAGAAGATTTAAACTATGAAATAGACGCTTTAATAGCTGCTAGGGAGATAGATATTGATCATGCAGAAGCTATCATGAGGGTAGAGATTGGATCTAAAGTAAATAGCATGAGTTCTAAGGAGCTTAAAAGAGATTTACTTATATTTGCTAAGCGTAATCCTAGATTGTTTATAGAATTAGCATCAGATGAAAATGTCCAACTTAGAAATTTTGCTTTAAGAGCATCAGAGCTAGGTATAATTTCTTTATCTCAAGATCAAAGAACTATAACATGGGCTTCGAATGGAAGAAAGCTTATGAATGTTCCTTTTGATGAAAATCCTTTTTCAGCTTTCGCTGCTTACTTAAAGACAGATGAAGGTGTAGAGGTCTATAAATCTATAGATAAAAAAATGAAATAACAGGTGATTATAATAATGGGTGATCACTTGCGTGGTCACCTAATTATTAAAATAAAAAAAATAAAATGGCAATAAACGTAAACCAAGTTTATCAAACGGTTCTACTTATCTTAAATAAAGAACAAAGAGGGTATTTAACTCCTGATGAATTTAACAAGATATCTACACAAGTACAACTTGAGATATTTGAATCTTACTTTGAAGATCTAAATCAACAATTACGTGTGCCAGATAACGATAGCGAATATAGCGATCGTGTTAAAAATACTCAAGAAAAGATAGCAATCTTTCAAGAATCGGGAACGTGTCCTTACGTTGGCCCGTATTTTAGCACCCCAACAATATCCGGTGCAACAACATCTCAAACATTTACAACTACAACATCTCAACAGTATGTTATAACAAGCATAACTGCTAGCGAACTAGACGCTGGTCAACCTAGCGTTACACTAGAAGACGCTAATGGTGATCAAATATCTTTAGCTGAATTTGTAGATTGGACAATATCAGGAACAACTTTAACTTTAGCAAGTCAACCAACTGCCGGAAGAAACTTAATACTTACGGTAAAAGAATTTGATTTTTACAAAATAGGAACTGTAGTGTACAAAGATGAGAACCCTGTTCAATACGTTCAACCAAACGAATTGTTTGAATTAAATCTTTCTCCAATAACTAAACCATCTAATACTTTTCCAGTATATAAATATAAAGATAGACAAATATATGTTTATCCCACAACTATAAACAAAGACATATCTTGTACTTACTTAAGAAAACCATTAAGTCCTCTGTGGAATTTTACAGCTGTGGCTCCTAATTTTCAATACATATATAACGCAGGTGGATCTGTTAATTTTGAGTTACATCCAGTAGAGCAAACCGAAGTTATACTTAGAATTCTTATGTATGCTGGTGTAATAGTCAAAGACCCTCAATTAATACAGAGCGCTGGGCAACAGATAGCTATAGATAATCAAAACGAAAAACAATAAGCGATGGCTATACAACCTCCAAATAATGGATTAATAACAGAAACTGGGCAACAATATTTTGAAGGTGCCCAAGGTTTTAGAGGTGATGGAGCTAAGCTTTCATTCCTAACTACATTTAATACAGATCTTTTTTTAGGTAATTGGGATTCAAACACTGCTGATTATTCTTTAAATAACTTTAAGATGTATACTAGTACTCAGGGCATACCAGGTACTTTTTCAGAATACCTTACTAGTTTTTCTGTAGTTAACAACGCAATAGTATTTGATGCTGGCTTTGCTCCAGCTAATGGCTTATATATAGTTGTTCAGTTAAAAATATTAACAGGTGGTAAATACGCCACAACACAAGCGGAAAAAGCCTACGGTCAAACAACTGAAGATAATTACGGTAGTTACCAATATGTAAAGCTAAACGATATTGTAAACAATTTCTTAGTAGGATATATAGGACAAGGAAAGCTTTTACCAGATTCTAAAAGAACTGATGTTATATTTCATGCAAAACGTGGAATGCAGGAATTTAGTTATGATACTTTAAAAAGTATAAAATCTTCTGAATTAACAATACCGGATGGTTTAACATTAGTGTTACCTCAAGATTATGTTAATTATGTTAAGATGTCTTTTATAGATAACTTTGGAGTTAAAAGACCGCTGTATCCAGCAAACAATTTAACTATCAGTCCTTATAATACACAACTACAAGATTCAGCTGGTATACCAACTCAAGATAATTTTGGTAACGATATAGAAGGTACTTCTATAACTCAAGAAAGATGGCACGAAGCTAATGATTCTTTGATTAATGGTAGTTGGACAATGCAAGACTTCACTAATGATATATGGGCATACAACTGGGATAATCCAAGTGCGTGGTTTGGTGCAAGTCAAGGTCAAATGTACGGCATGGATCCGCAGTTTTCTCAAACAAACGGCTGGTTTAATATGAATGAAAGAGAAGGTAAAGTTTCTTTTTCTAGTAACTTGAAAGGAAAACTAATAGTTTTAGAGTATGTATCAGATGGCTTAGCTACAGACTTAGATACTAAACTACCTAAATTAGCTGAAGAAGCTATGTACGCTTATATATTACATGCTATAATTTCTACACGAGCAGGTCAGCAAGAATACTTAGTGCAAAGATTAAAAAGAGATAAAAGTTCTAAATTACGAAACGCTAAAATTAGATTATCTAATGTTAAGCTAGATGAGATAGTTCAAGTGATGCGTGGTAAATCTAAATGGATTAAAAACTAAAAAATGGCAGAAGCTAAAAATACTTTTCTAAAGTCCAAGATGAATAAAGATCTTGACGATAGAATATTACCTAATGGTGAATATAGAGATGCTCTAAATATATCCGTTGGTAGATCAGAAGATAACGATGTAGGTTCATTAGAAAATATAAAAGGTAATTCATTAGTAGCAGCTACCTCAGAAAGCAATAGCAACTTACGTTGTATAGGTAAATTTGAAGACGAAACCGGAAATAGAATATTTCAGATTTTAACTGATTATACTGACCCTGTTTCTAACTGTACTGCTATAACATATCCTACGCCTGCTTCGTCGCCAGAGATGAAAATAACTGTACTAGAATTAGATACTAATAACTACAGCACACTTGTTCAAGGTAAGTTTTTAAATTTTGCAAAAAATAAATGTTGGCAAATAACAGGTATAAATTTAGTTGAAAATCTTTTATTCTGGACTGACAACAGAAATCAACCAAGAAAGATAAATATAGAAACAGCTTTAAACGATAGTAGTTACTACACAGAAGAGCATCAAATATCAGTAGCTAAGTACATGCCTGCTTTACCGCCTAAATTATACAAAGAAGTAGACACAACAGTCGTATCTATATCTAGTTCTAGCGCGTTTGAAGTTGAAGACATCACTGGTATATCTGTGGGTATGACAGTAGTATCTAATACACCGGATAACGTTGGTGGTCAATATATAAATGCTAGTGAATTCTTAAAAGTTGCTAGCATTAATGGAGATGAAGTAGTTTTAAATGCAGTTCCAAGTCAAACAGTAGTTGTTGGTCAAAACATTAGATTCATAGAAACAACTATGACTAACGAAAGTGGCGATCCAACCTGGCCTGGAGACCCTAGTTACTTAGAAGATAAGTATGTAAGGTTTGCTTATAGATTTCAATATGATGATGGTGAATATTCTATAATGTCTCCGTTTACTCAAATAGCCTTTATACCTGAGCAGGAAGGTTTCTTTTTATATGGAAATGAAAACGAAGCTTACGAAAGCAGTATAATAAAATGGTTTGAAAATAACGTAGATAATATAAAATTAAGAATAGAACTACCAGAAGTAGGTTCTGATTCTACTAAAGGAGGAAACTCTATTAAGAATATTATAACAGAATACAAGATACAAAACATAGATATATTATACAAAGAATCTAATGGTTTAGTTGTTAAAGTTTTAAAAACTATCAGCGGTACTACTATGGCTTTAGAGATGAATGAAAATGTATATGTGTATGAGTATCAATCTGAGAAACCATATAAAACATTAACAGAAGGTCAAACAACTAGAGTTTACGATAAAGTACCTGTTAGAGCTGTATCACAGGATGTAGCCGGTAACAGAGTTATATACGGAAACTTTAAAGATAAACATACGCCTTATGACACTTTAGATTATAACTGTACAGTTCAACCTAAGTTGGATCTATATACTTCTTTTGCTGAATATCCTAACCATACTTTAAAACAAAACAGAACATACCAAATTGGATGGGTTTTAGCTGATAAATTTGGAAGACAATCTTCTGTTATTTTATCAGAGTATGACACTACATCAACCACTGCTGGTAATTTACTTTTTGGAGGTTCTACAGTGTTTCACCCTTACTATGACGAGAATGATTCGTTAGATGTTAAGAAATGGTTTGGTGATGCAGCTCTAGTTTTGTTAAATCAAACTATAGGTAATTTTACTTTAAATCAAAGTGATAGAAATCTAGCGACTGGAGCTCCTGGATTATATGGAGAACCTACAGCTAGCTGGGTTGTAAGTAATTCAACTAACGACTCTTTAACACCAAATGGCAACGTGTCCTGGACGTTAACGTTTAGTACACCTACTATAGGTGCTTTGCCAACAACAGATGATTATTTAAGAGGTGAATTTGTTGATTATACTAAAATATTAAGTATAACAAGTGCGGCAGGTGTTACAACTATAACAACTAAAGATAAACCTAATTCTTACTACTTATATATTATAGAGAATACAGATGAAGACACTAAGTTTGCATATTTTATTAATCCTACAGGTTGGTATTCTTATAAAATTGTAGTCAAACAAAGAGAACAAGATTATTACAATGCTTATTTGCCAGGGTTTTTAGATGGTTATCCTGATGAGATGACTCAAGGTTCTCAGGTTAACTACGTTGTAGACTCTGTTAACAACGCGTCTTACGCTGAATTAGAAAATGGAATTAATCCGATACTTTTTCCAAGCGGTGAACTAGACAATACAGCTCATACTGTTTTGCTTAATGATAATATAAATAAAATACCTAGGGATTTATCGGAAGTTGGACCAGATCAAAGACAATATAGAAGTAGTGTAGAATTGTACGGTAGAGTAGATAATGTAGCCAATCAATTTAGTATAACTGGCTTTCAATGGTTTGGAGGTACCGCAGGTGCTGATCAAGTTAATGAAATTACTTTTTCAGGTCCTAACGATCCTACTACTAATGTAGCGGTTTTTTGCCCAGCAGGTTCTTGTACAGGCTTAGAAGAACCTTTAGAGGTAGGTATGGCTTTACTTATGGCTAAATGTGAGTATGATGGAACAAGTTTACCAGCTTGTAGTAGACCAACTCCAACTGTTCCAGATCAATTCTTCCAGTATCCTGAGTATTTTTCAAATGCAACTACAATAACTAAAATTGTTTATGACTCCACAGCCAATGTAACTACTGTTTCTTTTTCACCAGGTGGTGCCATAAATCAAGGCGCAAATCATTTAATAGTAGAATATGGTGACAATACACAATATTATCCTGTTAAAAAAGCTGATATAGCTTCTACTATTGGTACTGCTGAAGACTTAGGTTTTTATGAATTCTCAGTTGATAACTTTAATGGTAGTGCTGCTAGAAATCTATACCAACTAGAGACTAATCCTATTATAGCTAGATTCTCTACAAATAAAAAAATAGGTGTTATAGCTGCTGACATGGTGCCTTGGTTAAGTATATACGAAACCGCCCCTGTCGATTCTTTATTAGATATATTTTGGGAAACCACTACTGGCTGGAATTACATATCAGATATAAACCAAGATGTTCTAGCTGGATCAGATAATCCTACTGGATTTACTGACAGACAATTTGAGTTTATTGAAAACCAAGATTACCTAGGTACTGATAGCAATATATTAACCGGCGTAACAGGCGCTGCTGATTCTCCTTGGATAACAGATATATTTTATCCTACAAACAATACAGGTGTTAATTTAACTAACACAACAGCTACTATGACAGTAGAGACAGCTGCTGGTTTAAATGTATCAGGTGATTTTGCTTTAGAGCAAATACCAACTACTGATCCTAACGAGCCAGGTGGTTATAGAGTTAAGTTTATAGGTAGAAACCATGTGTTTTTAAACACTGCAGAATCTGTAGAATCTTTTACTTTTTCTTTAGCAATACTTTATCCAGCCGGCTCGGCTGACGCTACAACAACAACCAGAACTTTTACTGGTAGTCTACAAAACTTTGCGCCTAGCTTTGATCTACCATGCAATGATTATACTACAGTAACAGGTCAATTAAATACAGGCACTGTTGTAGATTTTAATGGTAAGAACGGAACAACTCGTGTATCACAAAATACAGACGATTTATATTGGACAATAACAGCTGGTAATGCTAACGGTTACTTCATAATGGACAACACAACTGGCATAATAACCTTAAACCAAGCTTTAGGAGGAGGTCAACTAGTTCCCTTAGGAGTTTATACTATAACAGTACAATTACAAGATGCTGTAAGTGGAGGCGTACCTCTAACTACTGCTAGCGGCGGAGTAGACTTTAATAGTAAAACAGCTACTTGTTTGGTTACTATAACCGTAGGACCAGAGATGGTTCCTCCTTTTTATCAAGGCAATTACCTTTCGCAACCGATTTGGGCTGAACAAGCAGCTTACAGTGGTGCAACATGTGGTGTTGACATGAGTTCAGGTAACCACCTAATGACTGGAGGCTGGTATTTTGGACCAAGACAAAATGGAGTGGGTAATCCAGCTATTAATAATACTCAAACTCCAGTAACATGTGATCTTATACAATTTCCCGGAGGAGTCAATAACGACTTTGGATCTACACTTACTCCAGTAGCTTTTGATAAAGGTACTTTATTAATCAGTCCATCTATAGAAAATATTATGGCTTGCGATTTAGCAGGTCAAGGACAATGTGCTGACAATCTATCATATATTAAGGAGTTTAGAATATACCACAGAGCCGCATCCGCAACCACACCAAATCCAAATTCTTGGGATTTAATAGACGACGCTAATGGTGCTAAAGGACCTAACCCTAATGATGCAGTATCAGACAGTTCTGGTAACACGTTTAAGGCTTTTGCTAAAGGTAGAGCAAACAGTGGTGGATTTGCTAACGAATCGTCAATGGCTGGTTATAAAATAATAGATGGTGACAAACTTCCAGGTGAATACTTTGTTGTAGTTAACGCTAACATTTGGATTACTAGCACCTGTCAATGGCAGTGCTTCTGTGACCCTAATAGCGGTGGAGTACAAGGAAACTATCAAGGGTATGTTACTCTTGAAACTGAAGATGCAAACTTTAGCTACACAGCAGTTGGACAAGGATCATTATATTCTTATCCATACACTGTTCAACAACTTGGTGGTACCAGTGGTGCTTTTCCAACAGGCACTATAAGCCCAACAGAGACACTATATGCTCACGCTAAGTATGGTGTATCTGTAAGACAATTTTTTACCGACTCAAGCCTTTTGACTCCGTGGGAGCCAAGTTTAAGCAGTCCAGGTCAATATCATAGTTTTACAGGTGGTATTAGACAAACCCAAATTTGTAGCAGCCCTTCAGCTAGCTGCAGCGGTACATCTTGGGGTAACTATTGGAATAACAGCGAAGTTAATACCTGTAATAACGGTTGGAGTGCTACTGAACCGCAGAACATGAGAAGACCTGGTACGCCTGAATTTAGAGGTAAATTTAGTTCAGACGGTACTATAATAGAAGGTTATTCAACACCTACTGGATATGGAAGTTCGGCTCTATTTGCTAGAACTGCTTGTCAACAAGCTTTTAATGGGGTTTACAGTACGCTTGATTATGGATTTCCAATGGTAAGAAATGCTAGTATGGTTGGTAATAATTGTTTTTAATGATAAGTAATAAAGTAAAAAAATAAGTGATAATATAATATGGCTGCAACAATAGAAGTAAATTACTTTAACTCTTTTTGGATAAAGAAGATAGATTCGATAGTTGAGGTGAAGCCAAGTGTTTCAGAAATAGCAACAACAGCCGATAGTTCTACTCAAGAAATTACTAGTGTGAATCGTTTTTTAGGCTATGGACAAAGAGTTTTTGCTAAAGACGCTGCTGGTGTAGATATACCTACATACCCTAGTAAAGTATATTTAATAGGTGGTAGTGCCATAGGTGGAATAGTATCTCCTTTTAATGTTATACTTTCACAGCAAGTTAGTTTAACAGCTACAGATCAATTAATATTTGGAGAAATTGAAGATTTCACAGAAGTACCTAGATTGTACGCAAGTGATGACAGTGATTGGTATGCTGAAGAAGCTAGAATAAGAGGCGGATATAATAACACAAACGTAGACTTAGGTGTAAAAGCTTATTTAGTTGAAGACGACGCTAGTCAGAATAATAGATTTAATTCTATGATATACTCTGGTATATTTAATTCAAGAACAGGAGTTAATAATACTAATCAATTTTCAGTAGCAGAATCTATTACAAGAAGTTTAGATCCAGCTCAAGGTAGTATACAAAAACTATATGCTGAAGACACCAACTTAGTTATATTCCAAGAATTAAAAGTAAGTAAAGCATTGATAGATAAAGATGCTATTTACACTCAAGAAGGTCAACCATTACAAGCTGCTTCTAATGTAGTTATAGGTGGCATAGTTCCTTATGCAGGTGAATATGGTATAAGTACTAACCCTGAATCATTCGCTAAGTTTGGTTATAGAAAATACTTTGTAGATAAAAACAAAAATTTAGTACTAAGATTATCTCAAGATGGAATAACAGAAATATCAATGTATGGTATGGTTGATTACTTTAGAGATAATTTATCTACTGTTGGTGACACACCTATATTAGGTGGTTATGACATGCATAACAAGCAATATGTCACAAGCTTTAAAGGTGATGCTAACACTCTAGCGTTTGACGAAACAGTTAAAGGCTGGACTAGTAGATTTAGTTATCAACCAGATCAAATAGGCAGTCTAAGAAATAACTTTTACACGTACTTCAAAGGTGAAATATGGAAACACTATTCTGATTCAGCAAATAGAGCTAAATTTTATGGCGTAGATTATGCCTCTAATGTTACTTTGGTTTTAAATCCAAGTCCGTCAATGGTTAAGAATTTTACAACTATAAACTACGAAGGCAGTACTGGTTGGACTATTCCAGAGAATGGTATAGTAACTGATCAAGATACAGGTTTACAAATATCACTTTATCAATTACCAACAACTCTAGCTGATTTAGAAAATTCTTTGTTTACAAACAACTTTAAAAAGAAAGAAAATAAATACTTTGCTAACATAGTTAATGTATCAGCATTGCAACCTGGAGAGGTTATATTTGGTCAAACAATGACAGGTGTGAAAGGGTTTACTTCTCAGGTAATATTCTCATCACCACTAGATGCAAACGGAGATCCAATAGCACAAGCTAATGCTTTAGAGTTATTTGCTGTATCATCTAATTTTAATCAATCATCTTATTAAATTAAATCATATGAAAGAATTAAATGC